TATGATATCAGGCGCTACTGCACCTCTTACTGTAAATGTAGAACAATATGATGGTTCTTCTTGGACAGAAATTGCAAACGTAAACACTGCTCGTACATCAGTGCCAGTAGGTTTTGGAACAACTGCAGCTGCAATATTTTGTGCAGGAGGAACACCTCCACCTTCAGCATTAACTGAAGACTGGGATGGAACTTCATGGACAGAAGTTGCAGACTTACCAGCAGGATATCGTTTTTCTCAAGGAGCTGGTACAGCAACAGCAGGTTTACGATTCGCTGGTGCGAATCCAACTCCAGCTCAAAGTAATGTCACTGACGAATGGACTGTTGCTACAGGTGCAGAAACTATTGCATTTGACTAATTAATTAAAAACAAGTATAAAAGGAATATATGAAAGAGAAAAGAAACATACACGAACTCATTGTACGCGAAGAACCTCATCTTCATGAGATATTAGATCCTGCACAGGTTTCTAAATTTAAAGAATTAACAAACGAACTTAGAGACACTTGGACAAAGAAACAAATGTTTCGTACTAAAACAGAAATGGAATTTTCTGTTTTAAATGACGCTAAGTATCCAACCAATGCCGCAAAGTATTGGCAATGTGTAAGAGAACAAAATACACATATGGAAAACTTAATGCACTTATCTTTTGAAGCTCGTAAAAATGATATTGAAATAAAACAGAAACAAAAAGAATTAGAAGAAGAAAAAGACGAATTAAAAAAAGAACTTATTCAAGTAGAAATAGACGAGAAAACTTATAGCAAAGCTACTATGCAATTGGTTGCTGCTCATCGTATGAGAGAAGTTACAGAATGGTCTAATTTTAAAAAAATTTATAATGATGGTACTTTTGATGATAAGAATGTTGATACTCATCAATTGTTATCTTATAAAAAAGTAATGAAGAATAGAAAGAATACTTTAACCCCAGGATCTTCTCAACCTGAAGTTTTTAATGTACTAGGACAAATGCAATCGATTGAAAGAATTGAAGAAGAAAGAAAAGCTCTTGGACATGAACAAAAGAAAGCCATCAGTGAAACCCCAAAACCCACATACGGAAAACAAGGATAGTTTTAGATTTGTCTGGTTAGGACAAACCATTTTAAAATATCACGTTCCTTTAGATATTTTTAATACTCTTAATGGAATATACGAAACTAATTTTTTTAATCTTCCCGATGCTCATAAACAACTTGTGGGTAAAATAGGAAAAGAAAATTCTTTATTCTTTGGCGGTGCACCTAATAATAAAATGCATCCCCATAATTTACTTCCTCCTTATATTTTAAATTGGTTTGAAAGTCGGTTTAAACATTATTTAGCTTTCAATAAAATATATGAATATAAACTTAACTTAAATTCTATTTGGGTTAATGAAATGAAAGCAGGAGAATATAATCCTATCCATATTCATCAGGGAACCATTTATACAGGAATGTCATCCGTCCTAATACTTAAACTTCCTAAAGATATGGGTCCGGAATTTGCTAGAGAAGATGTACCTATGAATGGCAAGCTACAAATAGTAGGAGCAGCTAATGGTCAATTTGTTAAATCAGATTATTCACCTAATATTGAAGAAAGAGATTTTTATATTTTTCCTTATGATATGAGACATTGTGTTTACCCTCATACAAATCCTAATGCTATAAGAAGAACTCTTGCAGCTAACATGGATGTCAATTATAATCCAGTAACATCGAGGTCAGCATGATAAGACCTACAGAACCCATTTGGAAAAGTTATATTGTGGAAACTATAAAACCTATTTTTTCACCACAACAATGTCAAATGGTTATTAATAAAGGTATGAGTTTAAAATCTGAAAAAGCAAAAGTAGGAAAGGGTCAACTAGACGGAGGCTATGATCCTAAAAAAAGAATAACAACTATAAGTTGGATTCCTTTTGAAGACATGCCAGATATGTATAAAGATATTGAAAAACATATGCTTCAAGCCAATAATAATCATTTTGGTTTTGAGGGTATGCGATTAACCGAACCTGGTCAATTTACTCATTATCATACAGGTGGTTTTTATGATTGGCATATGGACAATGATGTTTTAGGAAAGCTTCAACCTCCTGTTCGCAAAATATCAATGACACTTTTATTATCTGATCCTTCTACTTTTGAAGGCGGAGACTTAGAATTTATGACTAAAGGCAAAAGAGCTAAACTTAAACAAGGCCAAGCTATTTTCTTTGCAAGCTGGTTACAGCATCGAGTTGAACCAGTCACGAAGGGTGAAAGAAACTCTTTAGTGATGTGGTTTGGAGGTCCCTCTTTTAAATGATATTTGAGAAAATGCTAACTGAATATCACTTTCCGACCATGATTTATGTTAAGGATATTCCTAATGCAAATACATTTAATAAATATTTAGAAGAGCATATTATACGTTGGTCTCAAAACGATAAAGGCGAGAAAAGAACTAATGCTGGAGGATGGCATAGTACAACAGACATGAATAAGAAAGAAGAGTATAATGTTTTAACGAAAGAACTCTTTGCTATGCAAGATGAAATTTATAAAAAAGAGTATTTAACTATGAAACCTGTACTAGGAAACATGTGGGCAAATATTAATTATCCAGGGTGTTTTAATAGACCTCACCTTCATCCTAACTCATTATTCTCAGGTGTTTATTTTATTAAGACTCCTCAGAAATCTGGAAAAATTATGGTCTATGAACCTAGACCTGGTGTTCATACAACTATGCCTAATCGAAAAGAAGGAAAACTACCTCCTGAATTATGGAAAGAGGTACATTATGAACCTATTGCGGGAAGATGTATTATGTTTCCTTCTTGGTTGTGGCATGAAGTTAGACCCAATGAAAGTAACGATATACGAATATCCGTATCTTTTAATTTTTTACAAAGACCATGATAGAAACTATTTATACAAAACTACCTTTTGAAAAGATTAATTATTTAAACCGCCCTGAGTTTCATCAAAAAGAAGAAAAAGAATTTAAAGATGCTTTAACGCAGTCCATGAAAAAATATGGAATGAAAGATCCTGTGTACTGTTGGGCTAATGGTAAAGCTTATGGGAATATGATTAAAGTGATTGTAGGCAATAATAGAATGATTATTGCAAAAGAACTAGGTATTAAAATGATTCCAGCAGTGATTACAAATTTTAAAGCGGACACACACCCGATTGACGGACGCGTTTTAAACACAGATGCTGAAATTAGAAAACTATTTCATTTACCTAAAGACCTTGAAATTCGAAGAGATAAAAACGGTGATGTAGACCAAGTGATGCCTATTTATTATATGAAGGAAGGAATTAGAGAAAAATATGTTTAAAGAAAAAAAATATATAGTAATTAAAAGAGCTATATCTTATGAACTGGCTAACTTTGGTTTTAATTATTTGTTGTTAAAACGAGAGGCTGTAGCCTGGATGCATAAGAATAATTACATATCAGAATTTACACCTGGATTTGGTACCTGGAAAGATGAACAAATTCCTAATACTTATTCACAATATAGTGATTTTTTTATGGAAACCTTAATGATGAAGGTATTACCCGTTATGCAACAGCATACAGAAATGAATTTAATACCTTGTTATACTTATACAAGAATTTATAAAAAAGGAGATATCTTAAAAAGACATAGCGACAGACCCAGTTGTGAAATATCTACAACACTTCATTTGGGTGGAGAACCTTGGCCTATCTTTTTAGATCCTACAGGACAAAAAACAGTTATTAATGAAGAGAAACAAATTATTAAACCCAATGCTCCTAAAGGTATTTCGATTGATTTAGAACCAGGAGATATGCTGGTCTACAGCGGCTGCGACCTTGAGCACTGGAGGGAACCTTTTGAAGGTAACCATTGCGCCCAAGTTTTCTTGCATTATAATAACATTGATGGTCCTTTTGGCACTCAAAACAAGTTCGATAAAAGACCTTTATTAGGCATACCAAAGTAGTTGAACTCATTTCAAATATGTTATAATTATGGTATACGGATTTTAGTATGCTTCAGAAATTACAATTTGCACCAGGTTTTAATAAACAAGTCACAGCCACAGGCGGAGAAGGCCAGTGGGTAAGTGGCGACTATGTGCGTTTTAGATATGGTTCTCCAGAGAAAATAGGAGGCTGGTCTCAATTAGGGGATAAAACCATCACAGGACGAAATACAGCTTTACACCATTTCGTTAATGCGAGTGGTATTAAATATGCTGCTTTAGGAACAAATCGATTTTTATATGTCTATTCTGGTGGTGCTTTTTATGATATAACTCCTATCAAAAGCACAAATACATTAACGAGTGCTTTTACAACAACCAATGGATCAACATCTGTCACGATCACGTTTGCAAGCGCTCATGGAATTAGCAAAGGGGATATTATTCTTCTCGATAATTTTACTGCTATCACCGATTCTAATTTTAGCTCTGGTGATTTTGATGATTATAATTTCATGGTCACCACCGTTCCAACCACAACAACGATTACGGTCACGATGGGATCAGCAGAAAGCGGATCAGGAGCCACAACATCCGGTGGAATCCGAGTAAGACATTATTATTCCATAGGACCTGCCGTTGAGGAATCAGCAGCCGGTTGGGGATTAGGACTTTGGAGTGGTGTTAAATTAGGAGTTGGAGAATCAACGTTAGATGGAGCATTAACAAACTCATCAACGAGTATTGTCTTAGATGACTCAGCCTCGTTCCCTGCTACCGGTACCGTGGTCATCGATGACGAGCGTATTGCTTATACATCCAATACTTCAGGTACAGAAACTTTATCAGGACTTACAAGAGGATCCGATAACACAACTGCAGCAGCACACTCAGATGGAGCAACCGTTAAGAATGCATCCGATTATACGAAATGGGGTGCCTCACAAACAGGAGATATTATTACGGCTCCTGGAGTCTGGACACTCGATAATTTTGGAAATAAACTGATTGCAACTATCGTGGATGGTGCAACTTTTGAATGGGATTCCGATGCAACGGGCGCGACATCTACAAGAGCAACGATTGTTGCAAACGCTCCAACAGCAGCTATACAAACTTTAGTATCAACACCCGATCGTCACTTGGTGTTCTTTGGAACTGAAACAACGATTGGAACTACATCAACACAAGATGATATGTACATTCGATTTTCAGATCAAGAGAGTATTAACGCCTCAACCTCATACACACCTTCAGCAACCAATACTGCAGGTACACAGAGGTTAGCGGATGGTACCAGAATTGTAGCAGCGATTCGAGGCCGTGATGCGATTTACATTTGGACCGATACGTCTCTATTCGTTATGAGATTTGTAGGAGCACCTTTCGTATTCTCCTTTCAACAGGTGGGAACGAACTGTGGATTGATTGGGAAGAACGCAGCCGTCGAAGTGGATGGTGCTGCGTACTGGATGTCGGAAAATGGTTTCTTTAGATATACTGGTAAACTTGAATCCTTGGCGTGTCTTGTTGAAGATTATGTTTATGATGACATTAATACCGTTCCTAAAAATCATATTTATGCAGGACTCAATAACCTATTCGGTGAAGTGACTTGGTTTTATCCTGGTAGTGGTGCAGCATCGAATAATAGATCGGTGACTTATAACTACATGGATTCAACATCTGAAAGACCAATTTGGACAACAAGTTCGTTAGCAAGATCTTCATGGTCTGATTCTCATATTTTTGGCAAGCCGCATGGAACTGAGTATGATGCTGATGCAACCAGTGATGCAACGGTAGGTAACACGGAAGGTGTTACTACATACTATGAACACGAAACAGGAACCAATCAAATTAAAGCAGGAGCAACAACTGCTATTACAGCAAGCATTCAATCTGGAGATTATGATTTAGATCAAAGAGGTTTACAAGGCGATGGAGAATACATGATGAAAATTAGAAGAGTGATTCCTGATTTTTTAAGTCAAACAGGAGCTTCAAGAGTAACCTTAAACTTAAAAAACTATCCAACGGATACAGAAGCTAGTTCCTCTTTAGGACCTTTTAGTGTAGACTCAGATACCACAAAAGTAGATAC